GAGGCGCGGTATTCAATCTCGGTTTCAATACCCCAAGCGCAAGGGTTGTTAATCAATTCATTTAATTTGGCGATTTCCTCATCAATCCACGCTATAACTTCATCGTGTGTCATATGGACGCCATCAATCGGACCTTAACTGCAAACTCTAAGTCCTCGAGTGTGGAGTTGTTGTGAAGGTATGCGTCAAAGTCCCAGTTATCTATATCGTGTTCTGATACGTGAGAGTTAACTGCCTCAACACCGGTGCGCTCTACACGCCAAATCTGCCCGCCATTGGCCCGTACCATGTCAGCTTCATTAAAGAATCTAACATCTGTAATAACATATTTAAGGTCTAGTCTAGGTTCATCTAGCATAGTCTTCATTGCTTGATGTACCCAAAACCCTTCACCAAATACCTTGCGAGCACCAACACCAAGCTCTTGAAGCAACCTACGAACTTCCGGAGTTTGTTTGGAAACCTCCCAACCATACTCATCAACCAAATCAGATAAACGTGAGTTGCCTGAAATAAGTGGGTTGAGCGTATACAGCAATGTTCTAATTGGATCCGCAAAGGCAACCCTTGTAAACCCATGGTTTTCTACTAGATACTTAGCCACGGTATCTTTACCTGACTGTGCGTAACCTGATAGACCAATAATCATTCTTCCCCCTTTGTTGCTCTACGCTTCATGCAGCATGTGCAATAGCTGTATGTATATCCTGTAAATGGGCATTGGGTTCCAGAACCCTCAATATAAGAGTGCCCCCATATATAACACTCAAGCTTATCTAACAACTTCACGCAAAAGCCGCCTCTCCAAATACAGAATGCTTAGCAGTCTGTAGTCCCAGTATAACCGATTCCACACCCATATCGCCAATATCCTTGGCTTCGGTGGTATAGCTAAAGAACTTACACTCAAGCCCGTTCTCTCGGATCTTAGCCAGCATCTCTTTAGAGGCTTTAAGACCGGCAGCATCTACCTTTGGATTATCAAAGGCAACAACTAAGCTGTCGGCTGAACGCATAAGATCTAACTGATCTTTGCTGAAGGAGGCTCCGTAGGTTGCGACACCTCCGGTGATTCCCAATGACAAGAGCTTTACGCAATCAAGTGGAGACTCCACTATGATCATAGGGCCGTTGGAGTAGTTACCAAAACCAAACAAAGTCTGAGACTTCTTAACTCCAGTTGGTCGGTTGCGGAACAACCTACTCTTCTGCCCCTTCTCCTGCCAACCCATGAGCTTATTACTAAATGGCTCACGGATGGGCAGGATCCAGGATTCGGCATTAGTATCCCAAAGGACTCCGTAAGAGTTTGCGGCCTCTAGGGACAATCCTCGGGCTTCTAATGCCCATTCAGGAGGAGATGTAAAGACTGCGAGCCTAGCTTCGGACATCTCGATAACCCTTTGGATAGGGATATAAGAGTTCTTAGATTCTTCAAGCTGCTTTACAAGCAGGTCAAAGTTAACCTCGATATTCTGACGCAACCAATCTTTGGCGGCATCAAAGTCCAAGCGTCCAAACTCTGTCTCAAACTCGTTAACCTCAGCTACAAGGGTAAACAAGTTACCTTTGTATCCGCAAGAGAAGCAGTGGTGTACACCGGTCTCAACGTTAACTGACCATGATGGATTTGAATCTGGACGTCCTGTGCGCTCTAAGTGCATAGGACATAGACCCAAAAGCTCATCTCCTCGCTGGGTAGTCTCAATACCCATGCGGAGTAAAGCACTCTCTACATCGCCCTCACGATACATATTAGTCCTCTTCTAGATAGTCGTCCTTAGGCCTGTCATCTACACGTACATAATCTTCTGGCATATCTACTGGGGTTGGGGCGGTTGCCTTAGTTCCACAGAGTACGCACTCCATCTCAAGCATATACATTGAGATCTCATAGTCTTCGAACATACACTGCACATTCCAAAGCATTGAACCGCAAGGGCAAACGTGTGTTGGCTCTCCTGTAATGTCCATTGCTTCTGAATAATCTGGCTTAGGGATATCTCTTATATTTTTGATAATCGTAACCGCTTTCTTTCTCTAGGTGTTGTACCTCCCCAAATGCCCTGTAGCATCGGGGTCTGCATTGCGTAATCTAGGCACTTGCCTTTGATCCAGCAGTTGTCACAAACTGCTTTAGCTTTTTCGACCTGTGCTGTATCCGAGTAATACTCTGGAAAGAAAAGATTTGAGTCTTCTTCAATGCAGAGTTGAGTACCGTCAAACGGACTAGATCTGAGTACCAAAGGATCCATACTCTTCAAAGCGTCCGCCCTCCCAGTCCCAAAGTAAGTCGCTAGTAGCTGGGCCGGAGTTACGGCTAGCCACGATGCGAAGTTCACGTGAGGAGTCATCTTCCTCGTCTTGCTTTTGAAGTCCCAAGATAACATCTGAGTCTTGGAAGAATGATGAGGAGTAACCGATAGAGTCTGCGCTTACCTGGCCACGCTTCATCTTCCAAAGAAGAACCTGGGTTGAGATAACGATAGGGATGTTATGCCTTTGCGCCAAACGCTTTAGGTTACGAGTAATGCTGGTAAGTGCTCCCGGAGTATTTGACTCTCCGCTTGCCTCGTCCACCATCAAGTACACGCCGTCTACAAAAACAATATCTGGACGAATCTTTTCGATCTTTGCTTGAAGTCCTGAGACAGTCATAGCAGAGGAAGAATCCGTAAGATAGAACTTCTGCATGGAGTCCATCTTCTTAAGCGCCTCTTTGTACCGGCGTTCTTCGTCAAGGTTGAGGTTTCCACGAACAAGTCGAGAGTGGGCAATCTTAGCTCGCATTGCATCGTGACGGTGTTGCTGCTCAATGTTGGTCATCTCAAAAGACTGGAACATAGGGACGTAACCATCTTCGTGCACGTTAACAGCAATCTGCATAGCTAGCACAGACTTACCTGTCTTAGGAGGAGCAATGATAGTAATTAGCTGACCTGGCTGTAACCCGGCAGTAGCTTCGTCAATAGTCTTGAAGCCGGTGCGGTAGCCAAGCAGACCCCCATCACGAGTCTTGATAGACATGTACTCATCAAAGCGCTTTTCAGGCGCCTCAGTAAGATCTATATCAGAGGTCTGTGCGATGCCCTCGTCAAAGATTGTAGAGATACCTTGAGCCATCTCTGCGATGGCCTTCTCGTGATCTCCAGAAGCAATGGACTCTGCAGCGTTCTGCACAACCTCAATAGTCTTCTGGCGCTTACGGTAGTCAACTAGTTGATCTACAAGGTACTCAAGCGAATCCTCTACGGCAAGCAAACGATAAGTAGGGAAGTTATCCTTAACCGTTACGGCTGTTGGGACCTCTTCGTACTTTGTCCAGTGCTGCCTAATAAACTTCCAGACAGCTCGGTTCTCCGCATTGTAAAACCAGTTGTCTTCTAACCCGGCCTCTAAGGCAGGTATGATCTCACGGGTACGTACTACCCTAGAGATTAACCTCTCTTCGTTATCTGCCGCCATTGTTTGCCCCCAAGTCCATATACCAGTGCCCATAACGTAACCCACGTTCGGGTATATCAATCACATGCTTTACTTCTGGCCTGTAAGGTAATTCTGCCACAAGGTCTGCCACAACGTTATACGCACTGGCATAATTAAATGGATTAGTTCCTAGGTTATCTAGGTCCTCAAGCACCTCATCCATTTCTTTCTGACTATACTCAAAGCCAACAAGCTCTAACGTATACTCGTAACTATCTTTGAATCTCCAAAACGTGGCCAGAGCTAAGCGGTTATATGTAACCTCTTCTTCTGCAACCATTAACCCCAATACTTTTTTCAAAGAGGGGCGGCGATCTATAATGCAGTCAAGAGTAACTAGGACTCTTTGGGGAATTTCATTTGATATGTCGCCCCCACGCATATCTAGAGAACCTCTACCCGACCATACTTTACAAGAAACTGTCTAAAGTTTTCAGGATCTTCTTTTGCAATAGACGACTCTTCCCTAGAAGCTTTGTTAGAAACTTCTACCGGATAGATACCATTGTTTGCTAACATCTTTTTTTGGACAAACGAGGTATGCTTACAACGAGTTCTAGAAGAGTGGCCGGGACAGTCGCAACGAAGGCGAGCAGTATCTAGGTTAATCTCTACGCTGTGAACTCCGGTGTCGGACAAAAAGATCTGCGTTGCCTGCCATTCTTTCATAGTCATATCCTTCATTTACGTCGGTCCCCCTTAGGTGCAATTATCGCAAGATTCATAAAAGCTTCACGGGCAAAACTCTCCATAGATTCTCCGTAGATGTACCAATCCTTGAGAGGAACGTTTGTCGTAACAATCGTTGGTAGACCTGCGTTGTATCTGGAACGTAGCAGAGCATCAAACTGATTCTCTGACCACTTAGAGCCTGTGCGATATTCCTTGCCTAGGTCGTCCAGTACAAAGACTGGAACGTTGTTGGACTTGTCAGCGTCTCCGTAGATGCTATCAAGCTTAAGTTGGACATTTTCGTCCATTTCGTCAAACTGAGACTTCTGAAGCCGTAGAAGCTTTGGATAGTCCATAAAGACCCCTACACGCTTTGGAAGCTTTCCTGGAGTTCCTAGTGTCTCTCCTGAGATACCCCTAATAAGGCTTTGAAGGGCCGTAGAAGCCAGCGTAGTCTTCCCGTGACCTGGTTCCCCTACTAGCAGTACACCAAGGCCGCATTTAGGGCTCCCAACCTTTTTAATGACCTCTCCAGCTAGAACACTGTCCACCCATTTCTTGACGGCCAAAACTTCTGCTGTCTGGTCTAGATCTGAGAACTCTTTGCCGATTGACTTTAGTGGGACTCCGGAGTTGAGAATCTGCTTCTGGATTGTTGGAGACTCTTTGGTGATATCAAACATTTACTCCCCCTCTAGTAGTTGCATCATCTTTTCTTGCTGGGCTAAGAAGTCTTCATCTACGTAAACCTTCTTAGTAGTTCCTTTAATCTGTGCTTGGGTTGTTTGGTAGTAAGCAAAGAACCTCTGCCACAAAGGCTTGCCGCTTCCTACATCGTGTAAGTTGCGAGGATCTGCAAAGAACATTCGGATGCCCTTTAGGATAACTACACGCTCAGTGCCTTCGCCAACCTTCTTGTTGATCCATGTGCTGAGAGTCTGGCTGTTAACCTGATCGGACATTCCGTGATTGGCTTTGTCTGAGAGGTCGTAAAACTCTGAAACAAGATCGCTAGTGGACCAAAGCTCCTCTGGAGTGTTGATCCTGTCCTTGCCGTAACGTTGGGCTTTGACTGGCTTCTTGTATTTTGCGTTCAGACGAGTCTGACGGTCTTCAAGCTTTCCTACAGATCCAACAACATCATCGCCCTTCATAGCCTCTAGGCGACGAAGTTGGCTCTTGGTTAGCGGGGTTTCTTCTTCCCCATCAAGATTCCACGCCACTGTTTCCTCCTTAAGAGGCGCTTGCGCCTCAATAGATACAGTTACGTTAGTAACTGTATCTATGTTAGTACTAGTAGTTATATCACTAGTAGTTGCATAGTTGTCTATATACAGGTGCCCTGAAAACCCGTTATTCAGAGACATGAGCTTTACAGCCTCGTCCGTGAACTTAAGTTGAGATACCCACTGGTTGTTGTTCCGTACCCGGACAGTCTTGATGTACCTAAAGTCCTTGAGTTCGTTGATGGCAGCCTGAAGAGCGTCACGGCCTTCCATGACGTCTTGACTTGCCCTGAGTTCATCTGCTGAAATTACTCTACCCTTTTCCGCAAAATGGTAGAACAAAGCTTTAGCCCTAAGCGAAAGCTTAGGATTTGAAATTGGTTTTAACATATTACCCTCCTGGTTATAGTTTACCGCCTAGGTATACGGTTTGGCAAACCGCGAGCCGTTCTAGGATTCACTCCCGTAAAAAGTTGCTCGACAAGGTATGACAAAGTGAGCCCCACGAATGTGGAGGCTAAGGAGTAGACGAATAAATATTTTGTCCGTGTATCTAAGTTTAGACAAAACAAAGTAGAAAGTACAAGAGCTGTTAAGCCCCTCCACTTACCGAGATTGATTAACAATCCCTCCACAGCCGTTAGTAAACATGCTGTGGCAAGTCCCGAGATAATTACTAGTGTCATGGCATTAGTATACGGGGCGAAGAACCACCCTGTCAATTCCGAACGCAACAGTGTTGCTGTTGCCTCCTGTTGGAGTACACGTTACACTTATAACTGCATAAGCTGCGCCCACTAAGTTAGATGTGTAGAACGTAGTTCCTAAGTATGCCCAACGGTTTGTTTGAGTAACCGTTGCAGTAACAGGTGTGTTAGTTGGAGAACCTGTAGTTGCAGTCCATATCGCAGTTCCCGCAGCATTGTAAAAAGTAGTTGTAAGAGTAAACGTTCCGACAGCTGCAGTCTCTGGTCGTACTGCTACAGCTAGATAAAGTTTTGTGTTACCTGGAATATAAACGTTTCCAGTTGTAATACCAAAACTAGATCCGGTACCGGCGCTTAACACTCTTGCGTATGCTTGTCCATGAGAAACGTTATCACCAAACAACATACCTCTAGATACTTGTCGAGTAAGAGTTGCAGTTACTCCGCTCCAGTTACCTAAGCTTGATTCAAAAGAAGAGTTAGGTACAAGTGACGAAGTTAGATCAGAATAGCCAGGGGTACTAACTCCAGAGTCAATCCTCCATGAGTTACCTAAGGCAACTAAAGAACCAAGACTGTTCTTAAGACGAGATGCTTTAACACTGTAGTTATAGAAGTAACTTCCTTTTCCACTACCAATGCTGGCTCGTCTTGCAGACCAAATTGTCTTTGCCGTGTTTAGCGGGTTAGGTACAGAGACCGTAGGGCTTGAGGTAACCAAGAATTGATTAGGTACCCGGCCGTATTCCACCTGAACAGCGTCAATGTGGAAGTATGTGTTACCTGTTCCTGTTATTGTAAAGGTTGGTGCAGTTGCGCCAGCCGCCAATGTTTGCACGGTGCTGATCCTAGTCCAGTTAGACGACTGTGCAGCAGGTACAGTAAATGTGCTTGAGCCAATAGTGTATGTGTAAGCGACACCTGCAGGTCCACGGACGTAAGCAGAGATTACAACGTCTTCTCCACCCAAAGCTGCTCCAGGAAGATAATAGGTTCCCGTAATTGTTCCAAGAGTGGTGTAAGTTACCTTACCCCAAGATGTTCCGTCATAAGCCAATGTGTAGCCGTTGTCACTAGAACTTTTTGTAATGGTTGTTCCGGTACCAGCAGACCAATCTGACGTGTCTGTTTCAAACGAACTGTTGGACATAAAGTTAGAGATAACCTTAGTCTCCCAAAGACAGTTGTTGATATTGTGGTAAGGGGCTTCGGTTGGATCTGTTGGAGTAACTCCGCCGTTTCCAGAGTAATAGTTGTTAACTGTAGAAGACGGTTCTAACATTGCTGCGTCTACCCAGAACGTTTGGCCGGTAGTTGCGTTAGGGAAGTACACAGAACACTTAGCTAACGGCATGCCTGAATCTTGGTCATACTGCGGAGCAATAGCTGTTACACCAAGCTGCGTAGTAGTTGTACCAATGGTGGCATTATTTGTTTGGGTATACACAGTAGTTGGGTAGTACTGACCATTAGCGTCAGAGTAAATAGTTCCAGTACTTACTGGAATAATTGAGTTACCATTGCTTGAAGTTTGGTAGCTAGGTTGATTAGAAAATTCAATCTGAACATAGGCAGGTTGAGAGGTGCCTGCGGTTATGTAAGCACTAAAGGTAAACAAAGTTCCAGGATCAACAGGAACCCAATCAGTTACATAGCCTACATATACGCTGCTACTTGCGTTAGCCGTAGATGTCAGTTTAGCTGAATAAGTTCCGTGGACTACGTTTGTAGTATCTAGTGCAAGAGTTCCATTTAAACCTGCCCAAGAGTGCAAGCTTCCTGTAGAGACTAATGTAACTGAAGAAGCAGGGCTTTCAAAGTCTGGGTTAGGAAGGTAGTTCTCACCCTCACCCTTAATACCGACGTGAATAGT